TTGAAGTTCGTAATGCAGCCATGGCAATAGCCTTAAAGGTTGAAGAGTCTCGCTTTGGTATGCCGATAGAGCCGGCTATTTTCGTCAGCGCAGAACCTGATGCTTTTAATCCAGAACTGGATGACTACGCTGTTTGGTCTATTCGATTCAACCAGACGGTTGAAGTGGGCGTTGATGCGTTTACGCCTGAAGGGTTAACACCAACAACAGTGCATGTTGGTTACTCACCTGACCTTGGTGACAAGAACCAAGACAAATATGAGCAGGTGGTACCGGATGAGTGATTTGAATTACATCGTTCGTGACCTGCAAAGGCGTATAGCCGACATGATTAAGCGTGGAAAGATTCACAGCACAGACTTTTCCCAGAGCCCACCAAGGGTGCGTGTTGAGTATGCCAAAGATAAAGGCGGTAAGCCTGTTGTCACTGGTTGGCTTCCTTGGATTTCTGGCAGAGCTTCCAATAAGCACCGCCAAGATTGGGAGCCTTTGGCTATTGGTGAGCAAGTTCTGATCTTATCCGAGTCTGGAGAGTTATCTGCAGGTGTGGTTGTTCCTGCAATAGCAGATTCATCCAGTCCAGTTCCTAGCACCTCACCGGATGAGCATGTCAGCAAATATTCAGACGGCACTGAAATTAAATACAACCGAACCAGCCATAAATTAACCATCACTATTGGCAGTGATGGTGATGCAGAGCTCAACTGTAAAACTTTCTTCATTAACGCAGACATCGAGCATGACGGTAAGCAGCATACGACTGGAAGCATAAAGTCAGATGCTGACATTACCGACAAAACACGTTCGATGGCAGATGACCGTGGCATTTACAACGACCATGACCATGCTGAAACGCAAGTAACCACCAATAAACCTAACCAGAAGCAATAGCATGAAAGGAATGAACGCACAGACAGGCAAAGCGGTAGAAGGCATTGACCATTTGAAGCAGTCAGTGCGTGACATTCTTACCACGCCTTTAGGCTCCAGAGTCATGCGAAGAGACTATGGAAGCCGATTATTTGAACTGATCGATAACCCTACCGCACCGGAAAATGTGGCTGACATTATTGCTGCTACTGCCGAGGCATTAAAAAAGTGGGAGCCGCGCATCAGCGTGAACAGGGTGCTGGTTGATGCAGCTTCACCTGGTTCAGTACAGATTTCCATTGAAGGCGTTTATAAGCCCAATGGTGAGCCTATTACCTTGGAGGGGATTGAAATTAAATGAGTGTTCAAGATTTATCTCAACTGCCACCTCCAGACCTCCTTGAAGTTTTGGACTATGAGCAAATATTTGCAGAAATGCGGGACAAGCTAATTGCTAATGACCCGACATTTACCGCCGTGACTGAATCAGATCCTGTTTATAAGGTTCTGGAAGTTGCAGCTTATTTCAGGGTTCTTGATCGGCAACGAGTGAATGAAGCGGCGCTGGCTGTTCTTCTGGCTTACGCTCAGAAAAATGACCTTGACCAAGTAGGGGCTAGGTTTAATGTTCCACGTCAGGAAATTACCCCTGCAGATGATTCAACGGTACCACCAACGCCAGCGGTTATGGAGCCGGATGCCGATTATCGCCGCCGGATTCAGTTAGCGTTAGAAGGTATGTCTGTTGCTGGCCCTGTTAACGCCTATAAGTTTCATGCTTTATCAGCTCACCCTTTGGTGGCTGATGTTACAGCTATCAGCAAAACCCCGGGCAATGTACTTGTCACAATTCTTTCTCGTGAAGGTGATGGACGTGCAGAGCAAAGCATTCTTGATGCGGTTACTGAAGCACTCAGTGCTGAAGATATTAGACCATTAACAGATGAGCTTTCTGTCCAGTCTGCCAATATCGTTAATTATGAAATTGACGCCACGCTGTTCTTGGCTGCAGGGCCAGAGTATGAACCTGTTTTAGCTGAAGCCAGAGCAAGAATTGAAGCCTACACCACAGAGCAGTTCCGCCTTGGTCGAAACATTCGTAAAAGTGCCATTGATGCTGCTTTGCATGTTGCAGGCGTTCAGAACGTAGTGCTTAAAAAGCCACTGAATGACATTGTGATCACCAAAGAGCAAGCGGGTTATTGCACGGCTATTAAAGTGGAGTATGGGGGCGAGGATGAATAAAAACCTACTTCCTCCCAACGCGAGCAAAGCTGAAATAGCCATTGCTGATGCCATTACACCATCATTGCCAGTAACCATTCGTGACCTTTGGGATCCTGCTAACTGTCCAGCGGATTTTTTGCCTTACCTGGCGCAGAGCTTTTCTGTTGACCGATGGGATACAGCGTGGACAGAACAAGAGAAACGCGCCGCTATTGATGCGGCGTTTTTTGTTCACAAACACAAAGGCACGATTGCAGCCATTCGCCGCGTGGTAGAGCCACTGGGTTTTTTGATAGATGTCATTGAGTGGTGGGAGAAGACACCAAAAGGCGACCCGCATACATTTGAGTTGATTGTGGGTGTTCTAGATAAAGGCATCACAGATGAGATGTATGACCAAATGGTTGATCTTATCTATGACGCCAAACCTCTCCGAAGTCATTTGATTGGCTTGGCCATCTACGCTGAAAGCCGTGGTCAGATATATTTTGGCGCGGGTACCTATTGCGGTGATTTAACTACCGTTTACCCGTATGAACCAGGAACAGTAAGCGTTACAGGTGTGCTTTATCATGCCGGACGTGATCACACCATAGATAGCGTTAGCGTTTACCCGCAATAAAGAAGGGCATTATGAGCAAGTTCTTTACCATTTTAACTAAGGTAGGTGAAGCCAAACTGGCTAACGCTACCGCTTTGGGCCAGACCGTCCAATTTGAAAAATTAGCCGTAGGTGATGGTAATGGTGTTCTGCCTACGCCAGACCAGAACCAAACGGCTTTGATTAATGAAGTTCGCCGCGAACCTTTGAATGCAATCGAAATTGACCCTAACAATCCCAACTGGATTATCTGTGAGCAGATTATTCCAGAAGATGTGGGTGGCTGGACAATTCGAGAAGTTGGGATTTATGACGTTGATGGTGACTTAATTGCCGTTGGTAACTTCCCAGAAACCTATAAGCCAATTCTTGAAGAAGGTTCAGGACGAACGCAAACAGTTCGTATTGTTTTGCAGGTCAGCTCATCTTCTTCAGTAGAATTAAAAATTGATCCTTCAATTGTTTTGGCTACTCGTGATTATGTGGACAAAAAATTAAAGGAACATGAGGAAAAACCAGATCCTCATACTCAGTATTTAAAAAAAGATACTTACAATACTGATAAACAGACTCAAAACTCGAATCTATCAAAACTACCGCATTATCCAGAAATAATGACGGCAAATAATCAGCTAGATATTAGTTTGGCAGGAACAACTCTTACGGTTGCTGATAATCAAGTTATTCGCTTGTGCGGGTGGAAAGACTTTAATACTACTGATCTTCAAACGAAGTCATTTGAGGTTGATTTGGCTAAAACCTATCACTTGAGATTTACGGAAGCTAATGGCCTAGAGCTTAAAGATTTGTCTGACGTGGTTTACAACCCAACGTCAAAGGCGGAAACAGATCCAAGTTTTGATAGTACCTATGACGATGTGTTGTTGGCGAAGATTGAAGCGGGAGCTCTAACCCCTCTCATTAATAAGCCTGAATTGAATGCACAGATGCAAATGGTCGGATCGAATACCAACCCTGTCCACCCAGCTCGAATTTTCACATACAACTGGGCTAGAACCCCTATTCAAAATGAAGGGTTAGTTATTGGTATAAATGCTCATTCGTTGTCAGGTTTAGAGCAGTGGGATTATACAGCCCGTGAAAATGTTGCAGGCTTTGATGTTCTCTTAGTTAATCTCAATCGATACATGGTACATCATAAATATCGAGCACTCGATAGCAACAATAGTTGGGAAGGAGGTCAGCTAGGCGTCCGATTTAAACAAGGGGTGAGAGCATGATAACAGTACAAGTTCAATCTGGTAACGATATTCCGAATTTAGCCTCTGGTTCAATGCCAAACTTGTTAACAGTGCCCGATAGTTTGACAAATGCATTGTCATTAGAGCGAGTTCGAGTGGTTGACGGTGAGCTCGTAGATGCGGCGGATTATTCTCGCTTTTACATCGATGCAGTCGGTGTTAAGCATATCGAGCGCCATGATGAGACTTGGCAGGAAATAGAGTGCGGTTATTCTGATGTGCTTATT